TAATCTCACACAGGAGTCTAGTTTTGTTAAAATCTAAAAAAACTAAACCGAATACAAAACTAACAGGGTATCAAAAAGTAGTTGGACAATTCTCTCTTGATACTGATACAATTATTCAAGACAGCTTGTCAGAAGAAAAGAGAATAAAAGAGTTCAATACTATGTACCTCACTGATCCTGTCTGTGGGGCTGTTATGCTTGCACTGGCGGAAATTTTCCGTTCTATTGAATGGAAAACTTTCGATGATCCTGATGGGATACTTAAACAATCTTTGAAGAATGTAGATTTTATTGGTAATATGAATGACATTGTATCTGCATTTGTATTCGGTCATTCTGTCATGGAAGTTGTATTGAGTGAAAAAGATGAAAATGGCCACGTACATTGGAGAGACATGTACTTCCGTCCGCAAACTACTTTGGACGAATGGAATCACGACAGACATGGTAAAGTTATCTCTATCGTGCAACGTACTACCGAAGGAATTGATGCTACAATTAAAGCGAATAAGTGCCTTATCTTTCGTTCGGCTCCAACACAAGCAAGTCCACTTGGTAAGAGTCTCTTTCGTAATGCCTATCGTGATTGGTATTACAAGACTAATATTGAAAAGATTGAAGCTATCGGTATCGAACGTGACTTGGTAGGATTGTTTGTCCTCCAAGCGCCTGAAGATCAAGAGTTACAAGATGAAAAAGGTCAATTGAATGATGTTGGACAATGGGCATGGCAGATTGTAAGAAATGTTAAACGTAATGCACAAGAAGGTCTTGTGTTACCTCATGGTTGGGAAGCAAAGTTGCTTGCAAGTCCGGGGGACAGACAGTTTGACCTCAATACCACCATAAACAGATACGCCAATAACATCGCACTTTCAATGCTTTCTCAGTTTCTCGTTCTTGGTGTGACTAGCTCAAGTGGGTCATTCGCACTCGCAAAAGAACAATCGTCGTTATTTCACATTGCGATTGAAGGCTTCGCGAAATCTTTCGCAGAGGTTATTAATAATCAATTCATTGGCGCACCAGCACTTCAGTTATTCAACAAACTGGAAAAGCGCCCCTATGTTAAACCTGTCGGAATTGAGCGCATTAACCCGAATGACTTAGCATCATTCCTTGGTAGGATGCTCAAGTTCAATGTTATCACTCCTGATGATCGGCTTGAGGAATTTTTGCGAGATCGTTTCGGTATGCCTGATGCTGATCCTAATAGTGTCAGGATAGCCGATACTAAACTTGCATACGAAGACACAAAAGCACCAGAGAATGATAGTGAAAATAAAACTGACTCGAAAGAAAAAGAGGAGAAATAATTATGCCAGCTAAAGGTCATTCACTTATTAAATTCTTCACTTCAACCCCTTGGGCGATTCTTCCTGAGAAACTTGAACAGCTTGAAGCTGTACTCGGGCAATTTATCTCAGGTAAGAATGTAAAACTGTCCGAGAGTACAACTGAACAATTCACTCAAGGCAAGATCGCAGTTATCCCCATTGAAGGTACATTGGTAAAAAAAGCCTATGGACTACAAGCAATGTCAGGAGTACGAACTACTCTTGATATTAAAGCAGATATCAAAGCGGCTCTTGCAAATCCTGAGATATCTGGTATCGTGTTAACTATAAGCAGTCCCGGTGGCACAGTTGAAGGTACAAAGGAACTTGCGGATTATATCAAGTCCGTTGATGCAATTAAACCTGTAATTGCCTATGCAGATGGAACAATGGCAAGTGCTGCTTATTGGATTGGTTCTGCGGCACGACACATTGTTGTATTTGAAACCTCATGTGTTGGTTCGGTTGGGGTAATTAGTAAACATCGTGACCATTCAAAAGCACTTGAGAATGAGGGAGTTAAAGATACTTATATTTATGCCGGTAAGTACAAAGCTGCTGGTAATCCTTCAGAGCCTTTAAGTAGCGATGCAAAAGAATATCTTCAAAGTATAACTGATACATTTTATGGTCTGTTTGTAGATGCAGTTTCGGAAAATCGGTCGATTGATCGCGATGTAGTCCTTAAGGACATTGCACTCGGGTCAATCTTTATTGGGCAACAAGCAATTGATTTAAAACTCGCAGATAGCATGGGTACTCTTGAAGATGCTATCTCACTAGCCTCTAAGTTAGGAGACGAAAAAATGGCTGATGACAAGTTGAAAGTGCAAGTTGATGAAATGCAAGCAACAATGAAAACCCTGTCGGAGAAACTTGTTCTTGCTGAACAAAGGAATGAGAAACTTCAAGCTGAAATTGCAGAACGTGACACCAAAGCTGCTCAAGATGCAAAACGTGTGGCACTGGAAGAGCAGTTTGCTGGTTGTGATGTTGATGGTGACTTCATTAACTCACTGATGGGTATGGATGAAAATGCAGTGGCACTTATTCACAAACAAATTTCGGCCCGTCAAGAAACTATCGACAAAATGCTGGCAGAGTTTCAAGTTGAAACTCCCGACGCCTCTGTTGAAGGTCAAGATACTCATGTGAATACTATCGACAGTGCTATCGACATGATCGAAGCGCGGGATAAGTGTTCTACTGAAGAAGCTGAAGAAAAAGCAATGGCTGAGTTCCCTGAGTTGTTCAGAGCGTAATTCTTATCAACGTATAAAGGAGATACATTATGGCTGGTCAAGGTGAAGTTCTTATTACAATGAGTGTTCCCGCTTCCACTCCGCGTGGCGCAATTATCTCGGGTGCTGGTACTCTGAGTGCAACATTGCGTGGTGTTGGCGTGTTGGTCGAAGGTACGGATGCTTCTGAAACAAAAGCCTCAGTGCAAATTAGCGGTACTGCTCTCGTACTGCTTGGCGCTACTCTGACTGCTGGCGCTATGTTTATTTCTGATGCTTCCGGTAAAGCTGTCGCACATACTGCTGATACTGATGCAGTTGATGGCGATGATGATCTGGTTTGCGGTGTCCTGCTGGAAGGCGGCGACTCCGGCGAACTGCGTACTTGCATTATCAAATAACCAATAACTAATAAGGAGACAAATTATGCCTTTGCAATCAAAATATACTCAGACCCTTACAAAAGTTGGTCTGAAGTACATGCAAGACCCGAAAAAATTCAAAGCGACAAAGATTTTCCCTCTTTGTTCGGTTACTCTCATGAGTTCCTCGTATCCCACTTGGGACAAAGAGTACTGGTTTAAGAATGAAGCAACTATTCGTGTACCGGGAACTGAATCGAGTGGTTCGCGGCATGGTCGTGGGACGGCAGCTTATAGTTGCCAAGATATTTCCCACCACGAAGATGTTGCTGAAGAGTACATTTTGAATGACCCGAAACCGCTGAATCCTCTCAAAGCGGCAACTCGTCGTGTGAGTCAGATTATCTCTACTTTCGACGAAGTTGACTGGGTAACGCGGTTTTTCACTACTGGTGTCTGGGGCACTGATGCTAATGCGCCTTCGACTAAGTGGGATGCTGCAAACTCGACTCCGATGGAAGACATTGACGGCCATAAACGTACTATGGAATCTGCAACTGCCATGGAGCCGAACAAGGGCGTTACGTCGAAAAAGGTTTTCGATGTTCTCAAGCGTCATGCACAAGTGAAGGATCAACTCAAGTACACCAGTTCTCAAAACGTGACTGTTGAAATGCTGGCACGTATGCTTGAAATTGAAGAACTGGTTATCCTGACTGCCGTGTATGACTCGGCGGCTTTTGGTGCGAGTGCCAGTATGCAGTATATCGCTGGCGACAAGTTCCTGCTCCTGCATGTCACCGACAATCCTTCGCTCGAATCTCCGAGTGCAGGTTACAACTTCGGTTGGTCGGCTTATGGCAAAAATGGTTACAAAGTCAAAACTATCGACCTCGAAACGCATGGTGCGACTCGGGTTGAAGTTCATAACTACCATGACATGCGTTTGGTTGCCGCTGATCTTGGTATTTTCGTGGATGCTCCGCTGACTTAATTACAACTGAGTAAGGGAGGGTCTGTAATGGACCCTCCCTTATTGGGAGTTTAGATAAATGACTATCGAAACTATCAGAACTGAATTACAGATAAGCGAAGCAGTTATTGATAATGCATCAATTAACTATGCTATCGCAAAAATCGAGATTGAAGATATTAATCTCGTGTGCGCAGAAGTGTTACGGATGGTCCTGCGAAAGCATCGTGGTTTAGTTAGGCGTACTGTCGGTAAGTATTCTGAAGTAATTGATCCAAAGGAAATTCGGAAAGAGATTAATAACTACATGCACAAAGCTGCAAGTGCTGTGATGGATGATAACTTTGAATACCCTGATTCGGTATTCACGAAAGAACTGCCATGATACCTAAAGCTGAGACATTTATCCTTAAAACTGTCACTAAGGATAAATACGGGACAATTACAGACACAGTCTCAACGACCTATTATGGCATAATTGAACGCGATAGCCAATTCCGTAGTACCCAAGGGGAAACTACTTTTCTCGGTAAGGGTATGATTTTCACAGATGAAGTGACAGTTAGTGATAAAGTTGGTAATGAAGTTGTTGTTGATGGGGATACTTTTACAATTGTCAAAGGTGCGGATATTAAAGATTTCGACGGTGTTTATCATCATTCAGAGTTGATCTATGGCTGAAAAAGCGTATGTCGCAGGCGTCTTAGATGCATTGGAGACTTTGGAGCACTTTATTGGTGAAGTAATCCCTGAAGTACTCGCTGAAGAGTTTCTGCGTTCGACGCTGTTGGATGTTCCTAGACCGCCTTGGCGTACTGGGGCATTGAGACGCAGTGGCGTTGTGTATATTGGTGGTAGTTTGTATATGGATACCACTGAGATTGCACAGAAGTATGGCGCTATGGATCAAATTGGGGAGAATCCAGTTATAACTCAACAGACTGGAATTGGTCAGGGATTAACTGATAATGGTTTCTATGACGCTCCTAAGACACTTAAACTTAGCAAAGTTAAGTATAAAGGCACTGGTTCTACTGGGAGTGTTAGTTCTTTACGTGGTAAAGTGACTGTGTTGTACCAAGCGCCTCATGCGGCACTTATGCATGAATGGCCGGGCGGGTTCAGTGACATGCACAGTGGGGCGCACTATGTAAGCTCCAAAGCTCTCATGGCAACTAAAAATGCTGCGTTCCGAATTAAGCATATCGCTGCTGAGAGAGGTATGGCATGAATATCTCACGCGACATTGTCAACTATATTGAATCCAAAACAAGTCATGTTATTGGAACTAATTTATTTCTCGGTCACTTGCCGGATACAAATAGTAATGGAATCATTGTTAGTCATTCCGGCGGTGATGAGAATGAAAGTTTAATGCAGCGGTGGAATGTTTATATTATCGCTCATTACAATGACTATCAAACCGCGAATGATAAACTAGAAGCAATTTATAACTTACTTGCTTTTTCAAATGGCATAACTATCACCAGTGGGTATATTCATAATATAGTTCCTATGAAACTACCCGGTTTTATAACTGTCACCGAGCAAAACAAGCATGTGTTTTCTTTCTCGCTTGTGTGCTACATAACCAGACCTTAAAAGGAGAATAATTATGGCTCTCGAACTCGGCCCCGCAGATGCATCTTGGAATTCTGTTTCACTTGGTAAGACAAACGGTGGTATCATGGTGAAAATTACTGATGATGCCACTGACCTTCATTCCGATCAATTCGGTACTTCCGCTGAAGATACTGTTATCACTGGTACTTTGGTTGAAGTTACTCTTTCTCTTGCTGAGATTACTATGGCAAGACTGCAAAGTATCCTGCAACCGCAAGCAGCCACAAGTTCCACTGCTGCCGTAGCGGGGCTGAATAAAGTCGGTACTTCGCTTCTTGGTATCGCAGAAGAACTTGAGTTGACTAAGTATGTCAACGGTGTTCCTTCGACGGATGCAAAGGACAAAATCATCTTCCCGAAAGCTGCACCTATCGGTGAAGTGGAACTTAGCTATGATGCATCAAATCAACGGGTGCTCAATGCGAAGTTCAAGTGCTTCTTCGGTACAGTGAACAGCAAAACTTGTTCCTATTACTTCGGTGATGAAAGTGCTACTTTCGCATAATCTGACTGAGGGGCCAAAGGTGGAATGACCCGTAGTTAAACTACAAAGCCTATCTTAAACCCGTTGGAAAAAAGGAGTTAAAAATGGCCAAGGTATTTGATGGTGGTAAGTTTCTTGAATCGCACAGTTGTACAGTTAAACTCAGTAATGGTCTGTCTGTGACGGTAAGTGAGCTTAGTGATAAGACTCTCGAACTGTTGGACAAACTGGGTGATGAAAATTCAAGTGTAAAAGACATTCGTGTTACTCTGGCTGAGGCATTGAATGTTGAACCGCAAGCGTTGGAAAAAATCCAAATTGTTGAAATGCGCGGTGCGTTGGATTTTTTGTCGAAAAGCTTGTTCGAGTAGATGTTGATAATTTAACCGACGAGCGTTTGAAACTCATAGGAAGTATAGCCAGTGAATTTGCTGGCTATACTTTCGAGAGTCTCGTTAGTTACCCACTCAACAAGCTAAGGTTAATGCACCAAGAAGCACAAAGACAGCGAGCTAGTAAATGCGATCTTCTCGCTATGCTTATCAACAAACCAAATCAAAAAGAAGATGTGCAGAGTAAAATAACAAAGCATGTTGAACGATTACTTAATCCTCATAGTATCCATGTTGTTGTTGATTATGATAAAACTTGGGAAGAACTCAGAGCGTCCCGTGGTTTAACTTAAAAGGATTCTGGCATGATAAACGCTGGTGGAGTTAAATTTGGCATAGACATTACGGGATATAAAGATTCCATAAATGCCATTAAGGAAGTTAAACAAGACCTTAAAGAACTTAGCTCTGTATTTCAATCTAATGCGAAAGAACAAAAAGGTTACATCCGAGAATTACGTAACCTAGGTGCTCCGTATCAAAATCTCGCTAAAGGTGTCAACACCACCAGCAAACTTTTTCAAAAAATTACCCGCCTAGAAAAAGATTACACATCTAAAATCAGAAAAGAAACTGCGCGTAGGAATGTTATTATCCAAAACGCAGAACGCAAGCAGACTGAATTACTTCAACAGTCTATGCGTAATCGTAAGTTAATATACCAACAAGAATTTCGCGACAGAGCAATAAATCTTCGTAAGATTATCGGTACTTCTGGTCAAGGATTATCTACTGCTGCAATGAAACCTGCGAATTTCGCGTCTTGGAGTCAAACACAAGATGCTAGAAAAGCAGCAGATGTTAATATCCAACTTGAAAAGCAGTTAAGTTTACAAAAAAGAATCCATGCAGAAAACAGTCGTAATTTGAATG